CATTGGTGACTAGGGATACACCAAGTGGCATGATCAATCTTATCGTGCCACGTATGAATCGTGACGTGGAAGCTGCTTGGCGTGTCAGGTTCTTCTTCCAGCAGTGTAAGCGAGTAGTGCGGCATGTTGGCTCGGATCCGGATACGATGATTGTAGGAGTAGAGGTAGGCAGTCATCGGCGGCCGTCTCTTTGGCGTTCGCTGAGGCGGATGCAGGCGCGTGGCTTCCACGGGAGGCGCCAGCGACCATCGTGCGTCAGCAAGACGCACAGCGGAACCGACGGCGGCGGCGGGACATCGAAGCTGTCGCCATCGGTGACGTGGATGAGTAAGTCGTAGCGTTCGAGGAGGGGGTTGCCGTAGAGCGGCCCGAAGCGAGTGCCGCAGCCCCCGGGGCAGGTAGCCGGGATCTGGCGGCTTGGCGGCGCGGGGGCCGCGTCTGTATGCGCAGTGTATTCGACGGACGCGAGGCGCTTAAGCGCAGCAACGGCGCGGGCAACGGTCTCTACTTCGGGCCCCATGCTTCCGCTTTGGTCGATCGCGACCAAGATGCGCCCCCGGGGCGCGCGGGCGGAGCCGGGAGCCAGGTCGCCGAGCGTGCGATGCGCCCGGCGCCACGAACGGGCACGTTCCAGGCGCGCCGTGCCAAGGTGACGCGCGAGGATGCGCGCGAGCGCAACCGCCGGATCCGGGGGCGCGGGAGGAATCGGCGCGCAGCGGCGCTGGGCGTCGCCCCCGGGTGGGAGGGCGCCGGCGGCATCCTTCGGGATCGATTCGTCGTCCGCGATCGCGGCGCGGGCGCCCAAGCGTTCGACCGCTTCGGTCGCGCGGTCGTATTCCTCGGGCGCAGGGTCGACCGCGCAGCCGCCTTGGTGCTCGCCGTGTTCGGCGTTGCTGGGTCGCTTTCCCGGTCGGCGCGGCAGGGCGTCCAGGACAGCGTACCACTGCACCGCCGTCGGGCGTGGGGTAGGGGCAAGGTCGCGGTACGGTGACTCGTATGGGTTCGCAACCATGCCGCAGCAAAGTCTTTCGCATATGCGTGGGAGCAGCGCATTGATGCGCAAATCCCAGGCGACTAACCATAGATGTCGCTTCGGCCGGCGCGGATCGGCGGGCTGGGTGAGATCGCCGCACGAGATATGCAGCAACTCGTGCCGGAGGATGTCCGCCAGAATGTCTGACGGCGCCTCGGCCGCCGCCGCCGGATCGAGGCCCACGGTGTAGCGACCGTCGCGGGTAAGGCGGGTGCTGGCGAGTGCGCCACGGCGCCGCTCTAGGCGCAGGCGTGGGCGAAGCCAATCCACGGCCGCTTCGGGGAGCCCGGCATCCCGGGCGCGGTTAAGGGTCGCTGTGATGAGGGCTTCTTCGTTCATGCCTGTGCCCGCTGTTCCAAACGCTGCAGCGTTTGGTAGAGACGTTTCAACCTCTCATCATCGTTGCTATCGAGGGGCCACACGATGACTTGGACATCCTTCCCGCCGTTCTGTGCGAGCGTATTTCTCATCCACGCCCGCACGGGCTCTGCCCAGGACCATGCCACGTCATGAGCGGTGTTGGTCACCACCCGCTCCAGGGCAATGGCAAAGGCGTCCGCGCAGCCATGCAAAACCCATGGCAGAGCCGTTGCACTCACAAGGTCGGCGAGTGCCATGGACTCCGCCAAGTGGATTGCCGTGTCGCGGTCGCGGTCGAGGGCGGCCGCTAGGTCCGGGGCGCTGGCGCGAGGCGCGACACGCAAGGCGAGTAGCTCTCTTAGGGGTTCGTGCCAGCGCTCCGCAAAGAGGCCGCGGAGCAGCGCAGCGAGCGCCTCGGGCTCGGGGCTACCGTCCGCGGTACGCGGTAGGAGGTCCGCGAGTGCGATACATTCCGTGACCGTCCGTGGGCACGGATCGCTAACCGGGGGCGTGGGTGCCGGGCAGAGCTCTGTAAAGGGGCGCATGGCGTCCGCCGGGACACCGATCGAGTCGGCGATGTAGCACCAATCTGCGCCAATTGGGAGCCAAAGCAATCGGCGAGCGAGCGCGATACGCAATTCGTCGGCGGACCAAGATGCTGGTTCCGCGGGTTGGCAGGCCACGACAAGAAGCGTGTCAGAGTGCAATTCGATGTCTTGCAACCGGCGTTCCCACAGGAGCGACAGCATGGCACTTGCCGTAGCAGGCGAGAAGTCCACCGCTTTGTCGAATTCATCGACAAAGAGTACCGCACCGGGCTCCCGACAACGAGCAATCTGTGGGAGCGCAAGGAAAGAGACGTGTTCGTGTCCGGAGCGTCCGCGCGGTCGGGGAAGAACCAAATCCTCCGGGAGCAGTGCTTGGGCGTGCAGCACCACAAGCTCCCGGCCTTCGGCCGCGGCGAGTGCCTTGATCCTGGCGGTCTTGCCGACGCCTGATGGTCCGATGAGCGCCGGGACCAGGGCCTCGCGAGAATCCGCTTGCCGCTGCCAGGCGATGCGGATAAGCGATTCGATCGTGCTCATGATTCTTCCTCATGCTTCGCCGCGGGGAGCAGGGCGTTCTTGAGGGCAGTGAGCAGGGCGTTCCGGAGGGTAGCGATCTCTTTTTCGAGGGCCGCGATCCTGTCTCTGTAGTATCGTTCCAGGTCGGTACTCGGCGTCTCTGTTTCCATAGTCACGCTTCCTCTCGTTCCGCCCGCGCTTCGCACCAACGCAAGTATGTGACGGCCGATTCGTACTCGGCGCGGGTTTTGAACGGGTAGCCGTAGACAAACCCGCCTTCGCTAATCTCTAGGCCGATGCCGTAGAGTCCGTGTCCTGCAGCATCGATACAAGAGGCGCAGTAACCGGCATCCCGCGCGTCGGCGATATCGTCCGCGTCGAGGGTGAGTGGGAAGCGGACAAACGCCCAATCCGTGCCTTCTTCGTCAGCAGCGCCCGACAACCAGGCGCGGAAGGCCAAGAAGGTTTCGACGGGCTCCGCCTCGAACTTCCCCGGGCCCGGGTTACAGGTTTGGCATCGCATGGTGTTCTCCCTTTGGCTTGTCGCCGTTTTTAAAGGTGACGGCGCAGAGGGCGGGGCCGATGATCCAACCGCTCGCGCCGCAGGCGTAGTCGAGGAGCGTGAGCAGCGCGAGGGTGAGGGTTTCCGCGGTCGACCAGTTGTAGTGAATGTACGTGGTCGCCTCCCTAGTCTGCCCAGCCGCGGCGGGCAAGGCGGAACGCGTTTCGTAGCGCCTCGCGCAGCGCTTCGTAGGCCGCGGCGCGCTCGGCTTCGGTTGCCGCAGGCGAGCTGAGGAGCGCCGCGTAGACGCGGGCGCGGGCCTGGGCGATCCGTTCCCACACGTTTTCGTGCTTATGTGTCATGGCCTGGGTCGGCGTCGGCCGCCGCGATGGCGTCCGATCGTGTCTGGTAAGGACCAATCGGCTCGCTGTCCGGGAGGCACCCTGGTTGGCAGTACCAGAAGTACCATCCGGCTGGGGCATCCTCATCGTCCGACCAGATGCCCTTCGCCCAGCAGCTGCCGGGCTCAACGCGGCCGTCGAAGTAGAAGACTTCGATCTCGTGGTTGAGTCGCATCCGTGTCTCTCCCTTCTCCCGCGCAGCGCGCGAGTCGCTCTCATCTTCCTATCTTGCACGCGGCGTGCCGAACCGCGGAAGCGCGTAACCCCGCGATTTTCCTGCGGTCTATGCGCTCTGCGCGTGTCGCAATTGCGTCAGTTTGTTGCAAATTTGCCACGCGCACTTGCTATGCAGGATGCGCATACGCATTCGCTACGGCAGATGCGTCTACGCGTCTGCCGTGTCGTCTGCGTTGTGATCCTCTAGGAAGCGCTCGATCATCGCGCAGTACGATTCGACGCCTGCACGTAACGCTTGGCGGCACGCGTAGCAGTAGCCACACATAATACGCCTCGCCGATCCGACGCCCGCGACGCCGGGTAGGCCACAATTTAGACAACGCGTCCGCCGTGGGCGCTTCGGTTGCGTGCGTAGTTGGTCGCGTAGCTGCTCGACAAGGGGCCGCAGCGGCCGGAGCGCAGGATCCGTCGCGCATCGGCGGCACCAGCGTCGCTCGCGCGATCGCGTGCGACCGAGGATACGGCCGCACGTCGGACAATACTTCCACGGTCGGCCGCGGAATCGCGCCATGTTCGGCGGTATAACAGTTGCCGCGCCCGCGATCAAGCAACTCGCGAGCGCTTGCGGTCACGGTTGTTCTATTTTGGGCGGCTAGGCGAATAAAACCCAAAACCGATTTTCGTCTCTTGGGCGGTTCCGCCGTAAAATCGCGGAGTTACGCATCTAGAGTATATTATAGTGTATGTATGTATGTATGGGGGTATATATAGACACGGACGGGGGGCACGGGTTACTCGGTCGTTGGAAAAGGTGCCTACGGCCTAAGGCCGCGATTTTGCGCGTGAAGCGCGCAAGTAACAGAATTCTGGGGAATTCGGCGGACGCCGTCGACCGAAGCCATCCGCGTCCCGACGCGCGCTAGCGCGCTGGCGCGATGCGCCAGAATGGCGCCTACGGCGCCAGAAACGCGGTTGTGGGCCGCGCAACGCGCGGTGCGCGCGTCCGATACGCGGCCGACGGCCGCGCGGCGCCTGCGCCGCCTATGGCGCGATACGCCGCGCTCTCGCGCAACGGCGCTTTGCGCCAACGTACATACCTGCGCCACGGCGCGTCATTCGACGCTTCGCGTCACGGCGCGAAGCGCAAACGCCGTTTGTGCGCGCAGTGCGCAGGCTGTTGCGCACTGCGCAGTGCGTTGCGCAGTGCATTCGATTGCGCAGGGCGCACAGCGGACGCGCGCGCAGCGCGCACAGAGTCTGCTTGCGCAACGCGCAACGCGCCGCGCAACTCGACCGCTTGCGCAAGGCGCACAGCGTTTGCCGCCGCAGCGCGCACGGCGTTTGCGACCGCACAGAACTGCGCATGGCGTTGCGCACAGCGAAGCGCACAGCGTTCGCCTGCGCAGAGCGCACAGCAGACCGCAAGGCACCGAACCCCCTCTCGGGGCGCCGTCGCACGCGCGAAGGACCTCTCGCATATGCGACATGGTCGAATTGAATGTATAACACTCGCGCAGCGCGCCGTTGGCGCGGGGGCGCCTTCGGCGACTCCGGTTGAATAAATTCGGCCGACGCGCGTCCAAGGAGACGCGCGAAGCGCTGGCTTGGGAAACGTACGCCTACGGCCGGCGCGCGGCTTCCACCACAACGGTGCACAAGTGCCGAGACATTGTCCAAGCATCGCGCACGTGTTATGCGTACACGCAATGAGTCGCCGCACGCGCTACCTGATCGCTCGCGTCACTGCCGACGACTGGAACGCCGTTGCTCGGCGCGCAGCAGAAGCCGAGCTCTCCATGTCGGACTTTCTGCGCGCCGCCGTCGGCCTGGCGACACGTCGGAGGCCCGCGCTTGACATGGCACACCGCACTGCGTACAACGATGCCGAGCCCGCCAAGAGCCTACCAAAATCGGCCGGAGCCCGCCGCAGACATGCCGGCCACCAGGCCACCGAGGTTGAGGCGTCCCCTCCTTCGCCTCCCTCGGTGGCCGCTTCTTCGCCAGCGTCCGACGACGACATCGATGCCGTCATCGACGACATCTTGGTGGAGGACGACGCATGAGAGCCAAGGCGGTGCGCATGGTCCGCTCGTCGCCGTTCTCACGACGCTTCCATCGGAAGGCGGGTGAGCCGCTTCGTCCGTGGGAGCGGGCGCTGTTCCTGGTGTTGTACGCGTCCCATCAGCCGGAGATTCGGCTGTGGGCAAACGTCCTCGCAGACGCGCTGTATACGCTGTACCGGTTCCCGCGGTCCGTCCATGCGCGTGAGGCGCTTGCCTGGATTTGCTCGACGGAATCGGGATCGTTGCACACGTTTGTCGATGTAGCGACGGCGCTCGGGCTCAACCCGGAGATCGTGCGTCGCGATGTCTTGCAGGATTGCCAATGCCAACCCTTACCGCTGGACAACTCGGAAAAGACGCAGAGCGCGACCGTCTCCTGATGCGCCGCGCGGCGCTGCTCGCCGCCAGCGGGAAGTCGGACAAAGAGATCGCGAAACTACTCGACGTGTCGCCGAAGGTCGTTGGCATCTGGCGCCAGTCGCCGCTGTGGCAGACGGTCGTTGCGAAGTTCTCCGAAGAGATCGAAGAGCGCGGCGTTCAGAGCGTCGTGGATGAACTCCTGGCGGACGCGCCGCAGAACATTCGCTTCATCAAGGGCGTTCGCGATGGGCAGATCGACGATCCGAAGGACCGCCTCGACCTTCGGCTTCGCGCGGCGAAGATGCTGCTCGATAAGCAGGCGCCAAACGCCGATGCGCGCGCGCAGAACCTCGGCGCAGCACGGATCATCCTCGACGGTCGCATGCTGGCGCAGGCGCTCCATGCGATGCGCGAGGTTGGCGCAATCGACATCACACCGGAGGCGATCGAAAAGGCGACGGGCGAAGACCTGCCAAAGATTCTCAGCAAGACGCCCGAAGAGTTCGCGGCAACGTATACGCCGCCGGAGGAGGAGGAAGACGAATGACACGCCGAATCCGCCGCGGCCTACAGAGTACGTTGATGCTGTTGCGCTGGCTCCGCGAATATCGCCCACGGTGTGCCGCGTGCGGCAGTACGACGATTCAGTGGGTGCGCCGTGAACCAGAAAGCTCAGCGTAGGTTCAAGACGGCGCACGGGGCGCCGCTCACGACACGACTGCTTGATATCGCCGACGACAACTCGTGGCGCACACGCGCCGAGTTGATCATCGAAAAGCGCAGCGGCAAGGTGCGCCAGGCCGGCGCGTCGCGCGCTGAGGGCGAGTTCGTCGTGAAATTTCGGCAGACGTGCGAGCGCAGCCTCTATGCGTTTTTGCGCGGCGTCCTGAACCACTACTTCCTCGATCCAACGCTCCACAAGCCCGTCTGCGATTGGCTCACGACGATTCCGCCGTATCGGAAGATGCTCTTGATGCCGAGAAACCACGGGAAGACAACCATCGTGGCGCAAGGCATTCCGCTGCACGCAATCATCCAGCCGGCAGAGACGAACGTCTACTTCAAGAACATGCCCGGGACGGATTTGCGCCTCGTCCTCGCCGGCGAAACCGAAGAAATGGCCGTGCGCAATCTGCGGTTCATCAAGATGGCGCTGGAGAACAACGCGCTCCTGCGCGCGCTCTGGCCGCATGTCGTATGGGAGAATCCGCGGCGGCAAGCGCCAAAGTGGTCCGACGATACGATTATCATTCCGCGAACGACGGAATTCGCCGAACCGACCATTCGCGCGATCGGCGTCGGGGGCGCCATCACCGGGATGCACCCGATTATGTTGATCAAGGACGACTTGACGACGCAGAAGGCGGCCAACGAACCGCCAACGATGGCGAAGGCCATCGAATGGCACACCGACTCGCGCGCGCTGCTTGCGAATCCGGATACGGACCTTGAATTCATCACCGGCACGCGGTGGGCAAACTTCGACCTGCCGGGCTTCATCGAAGAGACGGACAAGACGGTCGAGGTGAACAAGGAGTGGCGCCGGATCGTGGACACGAACGGCAACGTCTTGTGGCCGTACAAGTTCGGCTACGAAGGTGCCGTTGCACAGCTCAAAGCAGAACACGGGATCAAGTTCAACCTGCTGTACATGAACGAAGCCGTCGGCGATGGGCTGACGGACTTCCTCGCCAGCGACCTGCGCGAGTATGAGCTGCGCGGCGGTGCGGTGGTCTTCCGCGAGAACGAACACGACGAGGTGCTTCGTCGTGCGGTGACGGATCCGGCCGTTGAAACGCGCGCCCCGCGCGGCATGGATCTCTACACAGCGTTGACGCTGGAGAACCTGGAATACTTGCGCAACACGCGCAGTCTCTAGCGCGCGTGCGCGCTTGCCTGTCCGTTGGCGTCGAGTACACTAGGCGCATGGGGACAGGCTGGTGGGGCATGATCCCGAACGCGCCAACGCCGACCGTCGCGACGCCAACGTCGCCGCCGCAGACGCCCGAGGAGCGAGTGCGTTCCGTGCAGGACCACGTGGCGCAGACGTTCGAGAACGCCTCGCCGCTGTATCGCCAAGCGGTGTACCAGTACCTGTGGGCGCTCGGCCACCGGATCACCGGGCATCCGCATGCCACGCTGATCGACTTGGCGAAGAAAGAGATCGCCAGCGAGACCGCATGACGTGGTGGGGCGACCGTCTGCTCGGTTGGATGAGCTTCGCCTACGCCTTGATCGTCATCAGCGCGTTGGTCCTCCCGGTTGCGGTCTTCTGCTGGGCACTTACCGTCCCGCGCCATGGAAACCAAGATTCCCCTTGACGAGCTGCCCGAGCGGTACGCGTTCGTCGATCCGGCATCGTCGCGCAAGGACATAGAACTCAAGCGCGTCAAGGCGCGATCGGCGATCGTCGTCGTGGCGCCGGACTGGCTTGGGCGCGTGTTCGTCCTGGACGCCTGGGCAAAGCGCTGCTCGACGGACGAGCTGATCGAGCGCATGTACAAGACGCACGAAATGTGGAAGCTGCGCGTCTTGGGCGGCGAGGCCAACGGCCTGCAGGAGTTGTTTCAAGAGGCCGTCCTACGTGACGCGCGGCTCCGCGGTCGAGCGCTTCCGCTGCGCCCAGTGCATCAACCGACCCACGTGCAAAAGGACTGGCGCATTCGGACCATCTTGCAGCCGCTCATCGGCAACGGCCGGCTGTTTCTGCGCGACGACATGACGGAACTCCGGACCGAGATTACGGCGTTTCCGCTGAGTCCGATGAAAGACCTCGTCGATGCGTTGGCGTCGGCAATCAAGCTGATTCCCGCGCGCGTGACGCGCCGCGAGAACGACGAGGCGCTTGAGCGGTTGGCGGCGTACCTCCGAAAGACGGGCGCGCCACCGGCCGTGATCGAAGAGGCGATCCGGCGTCGCCAAGGCCAGCGCCCGCGCTTGCGCGTCGAATAACGGTTGCGTATACCAAGACCGTGAGCATAACGCTGAACGGACGCTTGGCGATTTCGCTCTTCGTGATGTTCCTCTCTGGCGGCGGCACGTGGGCAACCTACGTGACCTTGCGACTGTCGGCGCAGGATAACCAGTTGGCCGTGCTGCAGACGATGTTGGCGGAGCGCACGCAATCGATCGAACGACGCCTCGACAATCTGGACCGCTCACAGGACGATCTCCGCGAAATGCGCAAGACGCTCGACGCCCTTGCGTCGTCGCCGCACAGAAAGTAGTCTACTAGGAACCGCGCGCCGAACGGCGCTTGGAGGACGCAACGTATGGCAAACGAAGTGCGGAAGCCTGGGAACGTGCTGGACACCGTGTACGGCGAAGAGAACTCGCAGAACGAGGCCGTGCACGCGACGGACACCGGCACGCGAAAGAAGTTCGGCCCGGCCGCGAACCATTTTGGCGGCAACCCGACGACCAAGGGCGGGATCAACCGGCCGACCAAGGGGGAGCTGTAAGTGGGCGCGACGCGCATCCCCGTCATCACCAACCCCGGCGACGATCCGGGGCGAAACCAGCCGCGCAAGGTTCGAACCAACTCGCCGGCGGACCTCCGCGATGGGCGGTATCGCGACCCGGAGTCCATGGTGCATAACCCTGGCGGCTCCGCGACGACGCGCAAGGTGTGGTTTGGTTCGGGCTACGAACCGGACGGCGCGGAGCACGAGTTCATCGAGACGCGCGCAGCCAACGGGCCCGCGCCGCGCGATCGCGGCAACCGCTCGGACTGATGGCAAAGTCGTCGGCCAGGCCGCGCCGGCCGTCGAGCCTCCTTGGCCGTGCGCACCCGCTGATGCGTCAGCGGATGAAAGAAATGGCGTCGGCGATTCAGCGCCTGCGCAAGCAGGTGCGCGGCCCGGCGCCGACTGGGCATCGCCGGAGCCTGTTCCAGTAACATGGCGCGGCGCATCGTCCAGGAAGCGGTTGCCCGGCCGTTCGAACGGCGCGAAGGCGCGCGGTTTCCGAAGACGGTTCACGAGGTGCGCCTGCGTGAGGTGAACACGCAGCGCTTCGCCGCAGGCGCTCGCGGCGGGACGACCACCGGACAGGGGCCAGCGCTCGACGCAACATAATCGTCGAATGCCAGCGGTTTCGAAAGCGCAACAGCGATTCTTCGGCGCCGAGTTGGCGCGCGCGCGGGCGGGGAAGAAAACGCGGACCGGCTTGCCGATCAGGTCGCTGAAGGACTTCGCGGCAACGAAGCGTCGCGGCCTACCCGCGCGCAAGCAGAAGAAGGGGAAGTAATGGCGCGACTCACGTTCAAGCAGCGGAAGAAGCTTCCGCGATCGACCTTTGCAACGCCGCCGACCAAGGCGGCCAAGAAGAAGGGCCTCAAGGGGTCCTATCCGATTCCCGACCGGGCGCACGCGCGCAACGCGCTGGCGCGGGTGGCGCAGTTCGGAACGCCGGCACAGAAGGCCGCCGTCCGGGCCAAGGTGCGGGCGAAGTTCCCGGACATTGGACGGGGCCGGACGCGGAGCTAGAATCGGCACATGGCGAAGCGCAAGCGGTCGAAAACGACCATCAGCCGTCGAGGCGTTGTCTACCCTGACTTGCCGCCGACCACGCGGGATCTGCGCCAGTCGATTGCGCACGCCAAGGATTCGGTGTTGTTCAACCTGCGGCACGCGAAGGATCACCTCGCCGCCGCCAAGAAGGCGCATCAGCGACTGCAACGCGTTCGCCGCGTGCGGATTCGCGCGTCGTAGGAGAGGCCGATGGCAGGACGAGGGCGAGGATTCAAGAATACGCCGACGGCGATGACGATTCCGGCGGCGCGGACAACCCCACGCGCAGGGCGTCAGGTGGCGGCGCCGAAGTTTCCACGCGTGCCGCAGTCGTCGCTGGCGACGCCCGATCCGACGTTCGACAAGCCAAGCGGGCGAGGAAAGATTCCGCGCGTGCTGGTGCCGCCTGGTGGCGGCGATCTTCCGGGTCTGTCATGAAGAAGACCACGACGCTCATGCGACCAACGCTGATGGTGATGGCGCTCCTCGGCGCGCTGTACGGGAGCCTGCTCGTCGCGTCACGGTACGTGGCGCAGCAGCGATACGCCGTCCTTGGCTTTTGTCCGATCAACACCAACACGCCGGGCCTTCTCGTGTTTGACACGTTGCGGGCGCGCGTGGGATGTATCCCGCTTCCGATGCCGCAGGATCGTGGCGTGGTGCCGCCGCATCCGCCGTCGAGCCAACAGAAACCGGGAGCGTAACGTATGGCGTACACGACAGCACGACGCGATCATGTGTGGTTCGTCCAGAGCGACGGGACCGCCGGCGGGGTGACCATCGGCGGCGCGACCGACATGCAGGAGCGCGTGCGCACCATTCGCTGGCTGCCTGCGGCGGCGGCGGATACGGTGACCATCGACCGCCTCAAGCCCGACGGCACGACGGAGACCGTGTGGGAAGACGCCGCCGGCGGGACGGGCGCGCTCCTGGGCGCGCGCGAGTCGCGGCTGGACCTGCGGTTCACACACGGCTTCAAAGTCGTGATGTCCACCGGCGGCAAGCTGTACCTGTACGAAATGCTCGATGCCCCCGGCGCCCGGTAGTCCGCGGTTCGAGAAGGCGCTCGCGTTCGTTTTGGATCACGAAGGGCGGACGGCTGACGAGCCCGTCGGCGATCCTGACACGAACTGGGGTATCACGCAGTCCGTGTACGACGCGTTTCGCGCGGATCGCGGCTTGCCGACGCGGCCCGTGGATTCGGCGACGCCGGACGAGTTGCGCACGATCTACTGGGAACGGTTTTGGCTGGGCGGACGGTGCGATAAGTTGCCCGAGCCGGTGGACCTGATCCACTTCGACTCGCGCGTGAACCTGGGCGAAGGGACGGCGAACCGGATGCTCCAGACGGCCGTTGGGAGCGTCCTTGTCGATGGCATGATCGGATCGAAGACGCTTGCGGCCGTGCGGGAGCAAGACCCGACGGTCCTGGGCGCGCGCTACTGCTCGATGCGGCTGATGCGCTACGTGACGTTGGCGCGGTCGTCGGGCCGGCTACGGCAGTTCCTCCGCGGCTGGTCTCGCCGCGTGGCGCACTTGCTGGAACAGCTGTAGACGCGTAGGATCACGGCAGAAAGGAGCCCTCCGATGTCCTATCTGATGTCCGTTCTCAAAGCGCTGGGGAAGCTGGTAGACGAGGCCATTCCCGTCGCCGTCGGGCTGCGGACGAAGGTGGCCGTGGTGGCGTGCCCGGTCCTGGGCACGGTGGCGGGGTACGTGCCGGCGAAGTACCAGCCCCTGGTCGTCGGGGTGCAGCACGTGCTGTGCGCTGCAGCGCCCGCGTTTGCCGTGGCTGGCCTGGTGCGCGACAAGGCATAACCAGCTTCGCCCGGCAACCGAAACGCGTGCATGTAGGGGAACGGGGTGGCTGCGGTCAAAGTTACCGTCAACGTGGAAGTCGATGGGGAGCCCGTCAAGGGATTCCCCTACGTGCGCCGTTTCGAACCCGTCGATCGCGAATCGTTCGATCTGACGTTGCCGACGAACGCCCTGTTCGTCAACCTGCCCACGACCGGGCAGATTTCGCCGTTTCAGTTTCTCTTCTTCCAGGCGCTCGGCGCCGCCATGGCAGTCAAGTTGCGCGGCGATGGGACGCAGGTCACGTTGAACAAGGGCGGGTTCATCTTGGTCGTCGATTCGTCCGACCTCGCGGGAACGACGGTCCAGAACAACAGCGGTTCGTCGGCCAAGGCGGTCGGCATGGCCGCCGGCGTCTAACGACTCGTGCGACTCGTCGAGCGGCATCCCGTTTCGCGCCTCCCGAAGATCGTTCGGTCGCCCGAGAACGACGAGCGGCTGACGACGTTCTTGTCGATGGAGATCGAAGACGCGCTCACCGCGCGGAAGACCGTCGACAAGGTGTGGAACGAAGCGCGTCGGCAGTACAACGGCGTCCCGAAGCGCCCAATGCGCGAGGTGCCGGTTCCGAACGCGCCCAACATCGAAATCCCGCTTGGGGCGATCCTGAGTGACGACATCTTCTCGCAGGCGGTCGATACCCTGTTTACTGCGTCGCCGCTGGTGACGGTGCGCCCGGTTGACCCGAAGTGGGTCGAACACGCGAAAGCCGCGCAAGACTGGATCAACTGGCTCGTCGCTAACGAGTTGGACCTCCGCACGGCGGCAAACAACGCGCTGCTCGACGATTGCCAACTTGGGACTGGCGTCTACTACATTCCGTGGGTCGAAGCGACGAAGAAGGACCGGATCTACCGCGTAACCGACCGTCGGCCGCGCGTCTTCGCCGTCGCACCCGAGGACTGGATCGTGCCGCCGGGCTCGCGCGGCGACGTGCAGCGGGACCGCTGGGTTGCGTTGCGGTTCTGGTACACGCGCGGTGAGATGGAAGAGCGCGCGCGGGCGCGTGGCTGGGACATCAAGAACATCGTCCCGGTCGCGCAGTTCGACCTTGTTCGCCTGCAGCACGAACGCAAGGCGAATATGCGCGGCGCGATGTTGTGGCGCGAGGTGTACGAGGTCATCGAAACCTACGCCTACTTCGACTACGACAACGACGGGCTTGACGAGGACCTGTTGGTGACGTGGGACCGCGCGTCGCGGTCGATCCTCTCCGTGAGCTTCAATCCGTACGACATTCGGCCGATCGAAGTCATGCGGTACCAGCTGCGGTCTCATCTGCCGTATGGCCTCGGCATCATGGAGATGACCCAGCCGTTTCAGGAGGAGGTTACCGAGGTTCACAACTACACGCTGTTGAACCTCTTCCTCTCCAACGCGCGGATTTGGGTCGCGCGCGAAGGCGCTGTGCCGGAAAAGCTCGAAATCATGCCCGGCTCCGTGATCAAGGTGCTCGCGGACGACGCGCGGCAGGGCCTGGTCGAACTGCGCATGTCGGACGTGTATCCGAGCGCATTCCAGGCGCAGGGCGCCGCGATCAGCCTCGCCGAGCGGCGCGTGGGAACCTCCGGCGCGGCCGGCATGTTGTCCAAGGGCGGTTCGCGGACGCCCGGCGTGACCGCGCTCTCGCTGTTACAGCAGGTCAATCGGCGGTTCGCGCCGGCGTTCGACGACATGCGCGAGAAGACCGCCGCGGCGGTTCGCCAAGCGGTCTACCGGTACCGCGAACGCTTGCTCGCGCGCGACCGCGCCGTCGAAGAGCACCTGCTGATGGTGATGGACGCGGAGCGCGCCTCCCTCATCACTGAACTGCTCACGACGGGAGAGTTCGAGAAGGCGGTCGCGATCGAGATGACGGCCAGCACAGCGCAGGTGAACCGCGAGGCCGACCGGCAGAACGCAATCCTCGTTGCCAACATGATGCAGTCGTACTATCAGCAGACGGCCGCGCTCGCGTTGCAGGCCGCGACACAGCCGATGCCGCCCGAGTTGCGGAAACTGCTCATGGACGTTGCGGCGAAGGGGACCGAGCTGATGGATCGCACGCTGCGGACGTTCGACAACGTTCGTGATCCGAAGTCGTTCCTCCTCGACCTGACCAAGTTGGAGGATACGATCGAGGCGGGGAATGCAGCGCAGGCGCAGGCCGAGGCGATGGCCGCGCAGGCGATTGCCGCGAGCCACGCCCCGGCGATTGCGGCAACTCCAGCGCCAGCCATAGCGCCCGAGGAGGAATTCCCGCAAAACGTCCCCGCCGCGCCCGGCGTGGCAAGCTCCGGGCCAACGCGCCTGTTCGGTTGACAGGTCATGCGGTTGTGGATCAAGGTATTACGAGAGAATGACGCCGCCTTGGCCGATTTTCTCGACCATCTGACGACGACCATTCGCGCAGAAGATTCGTTGGCGCGTGTGCAAACCCTTGATGAACTCCATCGACAACGTGGCAAAGTCGAAGCGTTGCGGTGGATGGTGTTTGCCGTAACCAACAAGCCGTAAAGGAGAATCCCATGCCTCGGCTGTTCGCTCCAAAGCCTCCCGCAGAGAAGAAGGAAGAGCCGGCGCCGCAACAGGTGTCGTCGCCGCCGCAGGCGCTCTCGAAGGACGACGTGAAGACGCTCGTCAGCGAGGCGGTCGCCGGCGTTTCGACCCAGTTGGCGCAGACGATTCAGCAGCTCTCGGCCAAGGTCGAAGAGTTGGCGACTCGGCAGCCGTCGGTCGTGGTGCAGTCGCCGGCCACCATGCCGGCGATGCCAGAGCCGGCCGACATCACCGACCAGGAAATCGACGCCGCTGTCTTGCAGGGACAGGGTGCCGCGGCGCGGATTCGCGCGCTGGTGGACCGCGCGGTCAACGCGGCCACGTCGCGGATCATCGAGCAGCACGTGAAGCCGCTCCAGGAATACGGAGTGAATACGCTGAGCGAATTGTCTCGGCGCGTCACCGCCGGCCGGATGAAGTACTACGATCGCTTCAAGAAGGAGATCGACGAGCGCCTCAACGCGCTGTCGCCCGACGTGCGCGCGAACCCCGTCGTGATCGAGACCATCTACAACGCGGTTGTTGGGGCGCACGCCGACGAGTTGGCACGCGAGGCGGCGGAGGCCGCCGTGCGGCAGGCGCAGGACGCCTCGCAGCAGACAGGCAAGTCGGAGCCAGGCACGGGCGCCGGTCGCGAGGCGTTGGAGAAGGACAGCGACGTGCCGTCCATCGACAAGTATCTGGGACCGCTTCTGGGCGACGGTCTTGAAGCGCTGCAGCACAAGGGACCTGGCGTCGATCCTGATGCGTTTGCGCGCGGGCTCGGCTACAAGGACTGGGCGCATTACATGAAGAGTTACCAGGAGCTGCTGGCCGCCGAGAGCCAGGGACGCGCCTAAGAGAGACGGAGGAGATGATGGCAAAGACCGACACGCCGACGTTCGTGCAGGACGACGAGCAGTCCGCTCGCGAGGCGGCCGAAGCGCAACTGGCCGCCGAGGGCGCGCTCAACGAGGCCGGCGACAATCGCCGCGAGCAGTTGGCGCGCAAGGCCGAGCGCCTGATCGCCGCTGCCAACAAGCTCATGGAGCAGTTGGAGATCGAGGCCGCGGATCCTTCGTCGCTCGAAGTTGAGCGCGAGGTGCGCCAGGCGCTCAACGAACTCAACGAGGTGTACGTCTCGAACCAGCAGCCGGAATACGCCTATGCATGGATTTTCCGTGATCCCCACAACGAGTACGGCGGCCGCTACGTGCGGAAGATGCAGGCGCTCGGCTGGGAGGTCGTTTCCGGCGATATGCCCGAGGCGAAGGAGCACCGGTTCGTCGATGGCACGCGCGTGGTGGCCGACTGCCTCCTGATGCGCATTCGCCTGGACCGGAAGATGATCCTCGAAAAGCGCGACCGGCTGATGCGCGAGGCGCAACAGGCGGGCATCGTGTCCCGGGTGTACGACCTGGCGGAGCGCGCGGGGACGCGGGTGTATGACAAACTTCCCGGCTTCGTGGAAGAGTCGCTTTCTCAGCAGGCAAATCTTCGTCGGCAAAGCGCGCTTCGGGACTTCCATCGTTTGAACCGCGATGGCAGAGTAGATCAGATGCTTCGGACCGGGACGATTCCCGGAGTTCCACCGCCGGGCGCGGGCGGTCGGAAGTAACACTCCAAGCGGAGACGGGAGAAGACCATGGCGATCAAGCACGTAACCATCAAGCCGATGCGGCACGCCGGTGTGGCGTCGCAGGATCGGGTGTACATCAGCGGCGGCGCGATTACCGAAGGCGCGCCGGTGACGCTCAGCGGCGGCAAGGCGGTCGAGGCCGCCAGCGATGCCGCCTCGGGCGTGCTCGGGATCGCGCTCAACGCGACGACGGGCGCAAACCAGGATGTGATGGTCGCTCTGGCGCTTCCAGGACGGCGGTTCGTGGCGTCGATGACGGATGCGACGACGGCGACGGGCGCCGACGGTGGGACGCACGCCTTGGCGCTGACGGACATCGGTGCGGCGGTCGGAATCGGCAAGGACGCCGGCACGGGCAAGTGGAACCTTCGCGTCGTTTCCGCGGGAAACAACAAGGCCAAGATCACGGCGCTCGTGGACAAGGTGGGCGCGACCACCAACGACGCGCTGTCGTTCGGCGAGTCGGGCAGCGGACCGGGGGTGTCCGGCACGCCGCCCAACGCAACGTTCCAGGGCGACCCGGTCGCCGGTCCGAACTTCGGAACCGCGCGGGTGGAGTTCGTCATTCCGACAGGGCTGTCCATCTTCTAAGAGGGAGAAGAATCCATGGCAATCGGCAGAGGTGCATTTGCGGCGCTCCTAAAGCCCGACCTGTATCGGGTCTACGTCGAAACCGGCAAGGAGCGTCCTCTAGAGTACACGTTGTTCTTCAACGTGGACGACATGCCTTGGAACCCGGTCAAGGACCAGCAGATCGCCGGTCTCGGCACGCTGCTGGCGATGCCGGAAGGCGAGAACTTCCCGCTGGATGAGCCGAAGCTCGGCGGCACCGTGCAGTACGAGGCGACGCCCTTCGGTCTCGGCGTCGAGATCACCTGGCCGATGTGGCGAGACGACCAGTACGGCATCATGCGCGAGCTGGTCGCCGAGCTGGCCCGCGCCTCCCGGAACCGCCAGGAGGTGGATGCGTGGAGCGTGCTGAACAACGCGTTCGACGCAAGCTTCCCGGGCTACGACGGCCAGTCGCTCTGCTCGACGGCGCATCCGCTGATCGGTGGCGGCACGGCGGCCAACCGCCCGTCGCCCGACATGGGCTTCTCGTCCCTCGCGCTGCAGCAGGCGCTCACGCGGTTCGAGAACATGCCGAACGAGCGTGGCCTTCCCCGGCTGCTCGCCCCGAACCTCGTCCTGATCGCCCCGGAGAACAAGTTCCT